ACGTCTTCATTCAACATGTGGGATATGAGTCAGAAGGCTAAGAAAGCCGCTTCGTTTTTGCGGAAAACTAATTTGGGCAACGCCGCTAACGGTGGTCGTCCTTTCGGAAAGTAGGTTGAGATGCCACATCAATTAGATGGGAAAACAATGAAGGTACCTAAGACCTCACAGGTTTTAGTGGACACTGCTTCTCAGGGTGGGAACCAAGGTTCTCTTACTGGGGATGCCATGTTACGTATGGCTAATGGCATGCGTGCCAAGTTTGATGAGAACGACTAGTGGCTGGTAAGAAAAAGCCTCGTCGTCCAAGATATTAATCTAATAAAGGAAAAAATTTGAAGAACATATTTGATGTACTTGAACGTGCTGGGTGGACTTTTGCTCAAGCGTTCCTAGGTGTATTCGTTGTTGCCGACTTGTCGTCGGCTAAGGGTGCGGGTGTTGCTGGTTTAGCAGCGGCTGTATCAGTCCTTAAGACTATGGTTAAGGATAAGGTAGCGAAGTAATATGGACAACACGGATCTTGATGCTAAATGGGAGTTATTCTTAGAGCAACAAGGTACGTCCATCCAACAAGAAATTTACCAAGAGTTAGAGGCATCCGCTAATCTATTCGATGTGCAAGACGGCACACACGCAAAATGGTCAGATGAAGAACTCTTAGGTTTATTGCTTGTGTTTGATGAAGCAGAAGCGGAGGCTTTGCTGTCTGCTTTTCACGCTGGTGTTGATGGGATTGAGGAGGCTCAGTATGCTTTCGCTGTTTGGGCTACTTCTTTAATGGGTTTAATCCGGGAGTGTCTCGTCAAGGATTGGGAATGATTGGCTAAGGTTTTCTAACCATTCTTTAAAAACTGGTTCTTCTATTAAACGCACCATGAGTGTGCGTCTTATTTTGTCACGTCTGCGTGCTAACGATGTTTTAGGTATGCCTAGCACTGCGCCTGCTTTACGTAAAGACATGCGTTCTATTAGTAGGCGTTCTGCTATCCATCGTTCTAACGGTCCAAGTTCTTCTATTGCGTCTGCTAGTAGTTCTTTTACGTGAGCGGTGGTTTCTAATGAGGCGAGAGGTTCTTCACCTAATGGTGGTGTTTCCATCATTGCTTCTAATTCTGTTGATGCCCTGTGTGGAAAGAGGCTATCTTGCGCTCCGAACTGTATCTTGCCTTCTCGCCACGTGTCAGTTGGATCAGTCGGGAACTCTTTTTGTTTCCCTGCCATATTCTGTTACTGGTTTCAAATAGTCGGGGGCTATAACACGGGTGTTGTCCGCATCATAACCCGATGGTTCTCCTAAATCCCACGCTTCATCGTGGTTAATCCATCCTAGCATCTCGACTTCTCTGAATTCGGGAGCCACTGGTCTAACCACAAATAAATCTAGTCCTTGTCCTAGTTGTCTGCGTCTAACAGCAGCGTTGTTTGATGTCCTAACTCTTCTAACTTCTATGTTGTGACCTACGTCTGCTCGTCCACGGTTTTCTTGGTGGCGGTTACCAGCCCATACGTGTCCACTCCAGTATTGGTTGGTTACTCGTGCTACTGCTAGTTCCCCAACTGCGGCTGCTACTTGTGCTGTTCTGTCGTCTTCCATGTAGTCACGTTTATAATGTGATGCGTCTTGTTTCTCCCAGTTTTCTATGAAACGTCTGCATCCTACGTGTGATGCCCATTCGTATTCCCAAGGTTCTAGTTTAATCACTATCAAGTTTATCGACCTTGACTGCGTTGATTCGTACGATTTGTCTGTCATCTTCCCACGCCACCCCGTTTAATGCATCGCATGTTAGTTTGATGTAATTGTCCAGATCTCCTGTTAAGGTTTTCGCTCCATGTGGTGATTCCATCACGTGGAGTATTGTTTGTGTTGGACTGTACACCAGCACTATTTCTAATGGTCCTGTTAATGTTTTGCCTACTTCTTTTTCCCATACTTGCGCTATGAAATCTTCTTCGTCGAGTGTGGTTTTTGGTGTGAATACATGGCCGCTCTTAGTGTGTCTCGGTCTCGCTTTGACCTTCGGTCTTCTCTCTATAACGATGCTTGTAATGTTCGTGGTTTTTCCACGCGACTTCTTCGTAGTCATTTACTATTTTCCACAGGATTTCATCTCCGTCTTTACGGCTGGCATATTTTCCGCCCCAGTCCTTATCAGCAGACTTTAGTTCATAATAGATAGTAGGTTTGTCATACCCGTCTCTAAACATGGAGCATGCTAATGCTACGAGTGTTCTAGATCTGTCGTTCTTTGTGCTTCCTTTAGGACCATTCACTCTGATAGCCCTTGAGAGACCGTACAAGGGTTTGGATGAGGATGCGGTAGGAGCAGGCACTGAGATACGCTCAGGAGGCTTGTATAAGGCTCTCACAGGGTCCCACGCTTCGGGTGTTACACGGGTTGGTATAGCATCTTTTACGAAAGTCGCTACTGGTACCATGGAGAAGGAGTATTCGGGGTTATCCATCTCATTGTAACCTCCTCTTTGACGGTTACTTGCGTAGGGTAGGCGGACACCATTTCCCCAGCCTCGTTCTGAGAGTTCTACTTGTTTGGGGTTTACTTCTTTTGTTGGTGCTTCTACGATGTCGCATACTGCGAGTAGTCCTGTGCGTACATCTCTTGCGTACATTGGTTGTGTGAAAAACACCCAGAGGTGGTATCCCTTGGAACGTGATCGCTCTATCCAAGATTGTACGTCTAGTTGTTTCAGTATTTGGTGTACGTTTTTTGCGTGTATGTATGATTCTTGTATTCCTTCGTCAAAGTCAACGCACCCCCAGTAGACTTTCAGTCCGTCTTCTTGTGCGAACAGTGGGTACACTCCGATGGCTGGTTCTGCTTGCAGGTGGTCTGCTATTTTAGTTTCGTATTCTTCGCCTTGTGCTTCCACGAATGTTCCGTCGTGGTTTGTCCATGGTCTGAAGTCGCCTGTGTCGATTGCTACTTTGCCACCTCGGAACAGGTCGGCGAATCCTTTGATGGTTTCTTTATCGTAGTCACTCATCTCTGGATCTCCAGTTATCCACTTTGGTCGCTACATAGGTTTCTGCTTCTTCTTTAGTGTCGGACAGTTCTAATACTCTGCCTTCTTTTTCTACTACCCATCGTTGCACCCATATGCCTGCCCCTAATGCTATTGGTCTTTTAGTTATTGTAAAATCTTCAGTGAGCATCGGGTATCAACTCCTCCCAGTATGGGTGTATGTGTCCGCTTGATGGGTCTAAGTAATAGGTTTGGTCTATTAGTCGTGCTGTTCTTTTATTTTTACACAGGTTCAGGTTGATTGAGTCGGTGTGGTATTTCTTTTCCCACGGTGATAGGTCGAATCTGTCTCGCTGTCGGTAAACTTCGATAACGAAGATTGCTTCTTGTTCACCCCCGTATCTACCTGCATATAATCCTGCGGCTTTACCTTTATCACCGGAGCCTCTGCCTGCTTGGTGTACTAGCCCTACTGGTACTCGTTGTGTTTTAGCCCAACGTTTAACTGCTTGTGCTTTGGTGGTTACTCCTGTCGCATCGGACTCACCTCCGGGTAATAGTTCTAAGTAGTCGAGCATCACGAACGAGGGGTTAGTGCCGAACCATTGTCTGGTTTCTTCCATTACTTCTTCCATACGGGATAATGGTAACGACTCATCTATTATGGCTATGCGTGACAGTTCCTTTTCGGATGCTTCAGCAAGTTCTTGTATTGTGTTCTTGTCGTTTGCTTTGATTGCTTCTTCCACTTCTGTGGATGAGCGTCCTTTGAGTAGGCAGAATAGTTTCATTGCTACCAGTTCTCTTGGTTCGTCCATTGAGAAGATGACGACATGTGCTGCTGGGTCGTTGATCAGGTTCACCACTATACTGTTAAGTAGCATCTGTGATTTACCTGTGTGTGATCGACCAACGACCATTAACACTTCGCCTTTACCTATCCCTCTTGACGCTAGATCTATTTCGGGAAACCCTAGGTACCAGCGTTCGGATGGGTTACGTATAAAACCTACTAGGTTATCTACGACTTGGTTGGTTAAAGCCCACGTCTTAGGTTTATCTGATAGAGAAGTGTCCACCGTCTCCCCATCCGTGGCAACGGAAAGACGGCGGGCCACCTCTTCAGGTGTAAGAGAATCCACGTTTTCTTACTCCTATTAGGCTCGAATACTCGTGCCTATATCGGCAAGTTCTTGAGCGCTTTTGCCTGTGAATGGACAGACAAACCAGTCAGGGACGAGGGAAGAACCGTCCTTTTTGGTGAGCCAAATACCCTTGCCATCAGCCCGACGTTTATAGTCAGGACCGTTCTTATTGAAGTTAGCGTTAGGATCTAATTTCTTCTCCCAGTTTGGATCCCACCACTGTGTTTTGTTGTCCATCAGATCACGCCAGATTGAGTCCAATCCGCTGCCTCCGATAGCGGGAGCCGCTGGGGTTTGATTCCCGCTGGTTGATGGTGCCACGGAATCATTCGTGTCAGATTGGGAAATACTTTTTTCCAACCTCCGCACGCCTGATTCTGTCATTTCATATCCGATACCCAATGCTTCATAGTTGGCTATCTCTAAGGTTGTACCCCACTCGGCTATTAAGTTGGCTACTGCCTCTTGGTCTTCATCACCTGCGAGAGTGACTGTGACTGAACACGACGCTTCCGCTGGTTCAAATTTGCCGGTCTGTACGACCTGTCTACGGAACACAGTGAATGTGTTCTCTGCTTTTGCTGTTGCCATGGGTCTACCTGCCTTTCTATAGTTGGTTCCATGGATCTGGTCCCGCAAATCTACCTCTACAAGTAGACCATGCGCCGCACCATTTGGGGGCGCAATGCCAGCCGACCATGTTTAATGGCCAGACGGGTAACTCTGCGGATATAAGTGTGCCAGCGGAGCGAGCCAAAGCGACCAGACTCGCCCACCCCGCTGGTCCTACGTTCACTGTAGTTCTATGCACCTTACCTTTGACAAGGTGTACGAACTCAAAATCTAAAGGCTCAGTCAGATTATTGTCGGACATCGCCGCAACTGCCCACGTGTAAGCGGCGGCTTGAACTGACCACCGTTTCTTCTCCCAATCATCTGATGGTTTACGACCCGGATTTTTCCAATCAACTATTGGACGTGGAAAAGATTGCACACAATCAATGGTTCCTTGCAACCAGATCTCTGGCTTGTGGTCTACTACTAGTGGGAGTTCAAATTTGTGTTCGACTGCTATCGGGTCAATGTCTGGCATTACTTCGTCCCACCATGCGGCTGTGTTGAGTTCTATTATTTTCACACACTCGTCTGTCTTGTGGTTCCATCGGACTATCTCTGGTTCTTTACGAACCCATTCTTCTATTGAGGCGCAGATGGTTTCTGATTTTGGTAGCGGGTCTCCGGTTTCCATCTTCTCTATAAGACACTGTTCGATGCCGTAGTGTACGGCTGTTCCTATTGCAGTGTTGGATGACTCAGTTGATTGTGAGATGCCTAGCATGTCTTGTCTGGCTCTTTCAGGACACATCGCTAGTTGTCCTAACCATGATTGTCGGAGAATTATCCTGTCGTCTGTGTTGGTCGCTTCGGTCATTTGTTTTATCTTAGCACACTATCCACCCATGGCATGGCATGCCATGTACAATGAACCCAACGGGTTCTACATGCCATGCCATGGTGGCGGACAAGACTACTCTTGCTCCCCGTCAAATAGAGGAACAACATTATCGTCGTCGCTTTCTACAGCATCAGGGTCTAATGTCAGGTTGTCTCTGATCGTTCCCATCGCATGCATTAGTTTAGAACTGCTAAACGAATCGTCGTGTGCTGTGTCACCCAGAAGGGTAACGATTTGTAAGAGAACACCTAATAATGCATGACACACAGTCTGCAGTTCGTCGATGTTCGCTTCTATTTCTTTGAGTTGTATATCTAAGTCACTCATTTTACTCATGTGTTTCCTCTCAGTTAAGAGTGAGGGTGGGAGCAAGAAGAGAGGTGCCTGCCCCGACCCTCACCGATCTATATAGAAGTTTCCTTGTACGCCTGTAGTGCTAACCCATCGTCTAGTTTAGCAACCCTCACTTTCAACCCGTGTCTTTTAGCCGCTTGGTGAGCGGATGCCCTGAACGAATTGTAGGGTACTCGGAAGTCTACTCCTTCTTCAAGGAGTCTTGGTGTACCGTCGAACCATTCAGTCCACGGATACATTTCTGTTTTCCTAGTGTTAGGAAAGTTCTTTAATATTTTTGCCATTACGCTCTCTTTCTTTTTGTCTTTCTTGTTCTTCGTCGGCTTCTCGTCTCCGCATGTATTCTTCTCTTGTTAATGCTTCAATCCAACCGCTTGGTGAT